ATGCGTAGCGATAAATTAGTATCAAGAGATTATGTCCGCCGAGAAATACCAATGGAGTTAAATGTTACGCAAGAAGAACAAAGAGTTGACATTGAAGAAATGCGTGATTCTCTTAGGGTTGCTGTTGCTCAGTATGCACAAGCTATTCCCGCGCTTGCTGCCCAAGGTCAAGACCCATCTCAAATCATTACGAGAATTGCCGAAGTAATACAAGGCAGACAAAAAGGTTTCCAGTTAGAAACTATTATAGAAAAAGCATTTGCACCAGAACCACAACCGGTCGCACCAACAGCACCGGCACTTCCAGAACAATCTAGTATTCCAGCAGTAGGAACGGCCCCCGTTCCTGCCTCGCAGCCAACTGAACAACAACAAAGCGGAGAGGCCCCTGCTGCTGGACCTAGACCTGACATCGCACAACTACTCGCCTCCATTGGCGGAGCAGCATAATAGAAGGAGGTGAAAATGAAAAAGGGAACATTTCAAAAGTCTGTAGAGGTCAAGCCTGTACAAGGCAAGATGGATACAGCCAAGCCAGCAGGTGGAGAAGTTAAGTTCGGCTACACACCAGCAGGTCGCAAAGGAACAAAAGCGTAATTATTTTAATGACAGGAGTACTGGGTGAATAACGATAATAATCTTAATCGCCCAGTACGAACGTCTGATTACTTTGTAATCGCTACAGGATTCGTTTTAAATATAGCATCGGCTATAGATGCTTTAGCAGATGACTTACACCAGTTAGCTGTCTATCATTCAAATCAAAAAAGCCAAGAAGATAAAGTTTGGCAAAAATTTTCGCAAGACTTAGAAACTTTAAAGGAGGAATAATGGCAAGAGGTCCATTAGCTGGTGCTTCAGGCCCAGGTAAATACTCCAAGAGAACAGATATGAGTTTAGGTTCAACATCATACGGAGAAGGCGGGGAGACTGCCGCACTTAATACAGCAGCACCTAAGTCAAAGACTCGTGGTGTAGCAGATGATGTAGGTGGAAGACCGTCTAATCCAGTAGCACAAGCACCAGTAACTCCACTATTTGCTCCATCAGAGCGCCCAGATGAACCAGTTACTAATGGTATTGATATGGGAGATGGTGCAGGATCAGAAGCACTTGCTATGCGCCAACCAGATGACACAAATTTTAGAACATCTATTTCATCTTATATGCCAGTGCTGGCTTACATTTCAGATTTACCTAACACCTCACCAGAAACTCGTGCTGCAATTAGACAGTTAAGGGATCAGTTGTGAGTATATGGAACAGAATTGGTGATTTAGCTTCTAACGCAGCAAAGTTTGGTGGAGAGGTAGTAGGGGCAGCAACAGCTCCTGCAAGGTTTGCTTGGGATTTGGGAACTGCTCCTTGGAATGATGATGATGAATATAATGGTTTTGTTCAACCCTTTAAAACTGCAGCAGCTAAAGCTGGTGGTAATGTAGTTAAACCACTTGCTTCTGCAGGTGGTGCTATTATGAAAGTTCCTGGTGTAGCACCAGCGTTTGAAGCTTTATATAAAGTAAATCAAGAAGTAATTAGGGAACCATTTACTACTTATCAACTTGTAATGGGAGATGTAGAAGGTGGACTGTTTAACTTCTTTGATCCTAATGCTTGGAAGAAAGCATATAAAGGTGCTCAAGAAATATCTCTTGGTCAAGCAGTTGTTGGTGGTGGTATTGCAGCAAGTAGAATGTCTTATGATCCACAGTTTAATATTTATGATCCAAGAGAACGTGAAGCAGCATTTAAAAATAGTTTTTGGGGTAAATCTAGTTCAGGAACTATAGATGCTTTTGCACAAATATTTGGTGACGTTGCTATTGGTGGTGCAAAAGTACTAGGTGCAGCAAAAGCAAGTACATTAGGCACTGGTAAATTAAAGAACTCAGATTTAGTTGCTCAAGCAGCAGAAGATATTACTAAAGCACAATATGGTGTAGATAATCGTTTTACTAAAGTATTAAAAGATTTTACAGATAACAATTCTGCCTACGCAATATCTCACCCTATGGTTAAGTCTTCATCTAACCCAGGACTCCTTGCACATCTACTAGGTGATTCAGTAGATGTAGATGAGACAGCACTTATTCTTCGCTCAGCACTTGGTGATCCTAAGGCTATGGATGATCTACGAGTACAGAGAACATATATAACTGATGCTTTAGAAGCAGAGCGTGGTAAGTTATCAGCAGTAGATGAGTTTAAATTATTTGCAGCCCCTGATGGTTCAGGTATGCTTCCATTCTTAAATGACTCACCTGCTGTAACAGAAGAGGCTTTGGCTAATTATAGATCTTTAGCAGCCACAGATAAATACTTTGCTGACCTTATGGAGGTTGGTAAAGGTGGTGGTGCATTAACTCGTACCACTGGTCTTGGTTTACAAGGTGTTGAAGACTTTGTTGCAAAAGCAAGAGCTGTTAAATTTTATGATAAAAATATAGGTAATCCTAGAGTTGAAATTTATCAACCTACCCCTTTTCACCGCCTATATCAAAAGATATCTTATAATCAGGGAGAACGCCCTGCAGGTCTTGTAGATTTTAATGATCCTGATTCTTATCGTGAGGTTATTGCTAACGTATCTAGATTAGAAAAAAGGGCAAACTTAACTCCATCTGAGAGTAAAAAATTATTAGATGATTATTTAAAGGCATCAACTCCTGAAGCAAAATTTACTGCAACCTTAAACCTTGAAGGTACCGGATTAAGAGCATTGGCGAAGAAGTATGAAGTTGACGAAGAGTTAGCAACAGATCTTTATAATAATTATAAAAGAGCTAGAACTTCAGCATTAAAGTCTATTAAAGATAAAGGTTTTATGGTTGATACCGATGGATCTATTATTAAAGTCCCAATACTAGAGTCACAAACTGCTAACTATCTGCCTTTAATGGATTTTGATGTAATGGATGACTTATTAAAGCGTAACGCTTCTGCATTTAAATTGATTGGTAATACTAAAAATAGAGTATTCAATGTTTTAGACTTAGTACAGGACTACTTTAAAGCAGCCGTATTACTTCGTTTAGGTTATACTATTCGTAACACAGTTGATTCATCTTTGCGTATTGCTGGTTCAATAGGTGCATATGCTCAATTACGCCATCTAGGTCCTGGACTTAAAAATGTTATTACTGATAAGGTAGCAACTCCTGCTAGATTAATTGATAGATACCGTGCAGTTGATGCCAATATGACTCTTGCTCAAGTTCAAAAATCAAGTAATAAAGTTATTGATGAACTTAAAGATCTTAAAACTAAAATAGCTGTAGCAGAAGGTAAGTTAGTATTAAACCCAGATGATTTAGATTTAGCTGGTGAGTTAAATACATTTAAACTTTTACAAGAAGAAAAACAATCTGTATACCAGCATTATGTGGATGTACTCAACAGAAATCCAAAAGCGACAGGTAAAAAAAGTATTGGTACTGGTTCCTATAGAGTAACCACATCTGATGGTCAGGTCTATAATCTTGACGATGCTTTTGGTGGACCATTAGGAGATATGTTTAAGCGTATTGCATCATCTGGTAACTCATTTGAGCGTATGGTTGATAGTAATACCGATCTATATAGACGTAGTCTTTCATCTAAAGGTATTGGTGCAATTAAGCCTACTGATCCAGCATACTTTAATCAATGGGCGCAGACTCTGCGTACACAATTTGGTAACTCTGCTGTAGTAAATAAAATTATTAAAGGTGAATCATTAGAAGATATTACTCGCTGGCTAAAAAGTTCTGCTGAGGGAAGAGATTTAAGAAGAAGACTTACTATAAACTCCGATGGTGCTGCAGAGTATGTAAGTAAGGTTAATGGATTTTTAGATCAGTACTTACCAGTATCATCTAATCTTAGGGATAAAATTAAAACTGTTACTGCAGAAGATTTAAGATCAACCTTTAAAGATCCTACAACTTTACCTATTATTCACGGTCACGTTCTTAAAGAGAACCTAGATAATGTTTCTGAAATACAAAGTAAGGGAGTTATAAACTCTTTATTTAAGTTACTAGCAACTATACCTGAAGATGCTTTTGCTAGAAATCCTGTGTATGTTCATCTATATCGCCAAGAGGCTAGACGTAGATTAGATATTATGTCAGGATTAAAAGGTGATATTGTAAGTGTAGCTGACCAACAATTGATTATGTCACAAGCTCATAAGGTTGCTTTAAGAGATATGAAGAGTATCCTATTTAATATTGAGCGTAAGACCAATCTTGCTACCGCTATGAAGTATATAAATCCATTCTTTTCGGCACAAGAAAATGCTTATAAGACTTGGATGAAATTAGCAGCAGCCGATCCATCTATATTAAACAAGGGTTATTTAATTTGGCAATCACCTAATAGAGCAGGTCTTGTAACAGATGAAAACGGTGAGCAAGTTCCAGTAGGTCAAACATCAGGC